CTCAGTTACTATTACCCCACAGATTGCATTCAGTGCTGCACCGGGCAACACCTGTTCTGTAAACATGGGTACTTATATTTCGTTTATTCCCTATGGTTCTAATACTATGGCCGCTGTTGGTCCTTGGAGTTAATACATGAGAAACGACATCTTTGATACTACGGAGTCTATGCTAACCAGATATGGTATAGACATTGGTTTACTATTATCTGGTTTCTTTGGTGCATTGCTCCTAGTATCACGGAAGTCGGGGCAAAAGCTTGGCACATCCTTAGCAGCTCTTATGGCTGGTACTGCGTGTGCTAACTACTTGACACCCATCGTTTTAAACTACATGCCTGAAGCAATCCGGCTAAATGGTAAGTATGCCGTAGCCTTTGCTATGGGCTTCCTAGGTCTTAAAGGTCTTGAGTTTATTATTGATACTTATATAATCGCTAAAAAACAAGAGACACATAAAAAGACTAGAAAGAAGAGGAAACACTGATGGTTCCTGAACTATTGTCAATGCTAGGTGGTGGAGTTGTTGGATTTATCTTTCGGTTTATGGCTGAGAAAAGACAAGACCAGAAAGAGATGTTTAATAGATTATTACAATTAAACAATGTCCAGCAAGAGAATTATGACAAAGCTGCTAAGCGAGTTCCCATAGATGTCGGCAAGGGAATCCGTCAGATAATCGTCCTAACTGTATTGTTTGCAGCTCTTTGCGCTCCCTTTGTCTTACCCTTCTTTGGTCTACCTACCTTCGTAGAAGTAGATAAAGTAGAGTCAGATAAGTTGTTTGGCCTAATAGGTGGATCTACTAGTAAGGTCTTTGTAGAACTCAATGGATATCTCTATTCCTCTGAGCTAAGACAGATACTGGTGAGCATCGTAGGTTTCTACTTCGGATCATCCGCTGCAAGTAATAAGAACTGAGGTAACTATGGTTAAACTATATTTATTATTAATATCCTTGTTATCTATAGGATGTGCTAGTGACCCTAAGATCATCCCAGATGTTACTGGTGACAGTGTACTTATGATGAAACTTAAGCATGATATAACCAACAACTCTGTAGACTGTAGCTATGGCTGGTTATTCTGGTATGTTCCAATTGCCCTCGTTTTGCTAATGTGGGCGTATCGGGAGTTTATTAAGAAAGGTAAGAATGAAAAAAATGAAACCAAAGGGTAAGGCTGGTAAGGCTGCTGTAGAGCGGCTTGGTCGTACCTATAAGACTGGTGGCTTTGGCAAGATTGCAAGCAAGGCCGCTAAGAAGTATGGTTCAAAGGCTGCTGGCGAACGAGTAGCCGGGGCCGTATATTGGGGAATGGTAAAGAAAAAGAAAGGTTCAAAATGAAGAACATGAAATCAAAGAAGATGATGTCTAAGGAAATGCCTGTTAAGAAGAAGAAGGTTATGAAGAAGAAAGGAATGAAGTAATATGGAATCATTTATCGGTTCAATCTGGTTTGCTTGCTTTACATTTGTAGGTGGCTATGTCCTTGGTAATGTCTTTGGCATTGCTGAGCTTGGAAAGGTATTCAAGAAGTGAATACTCCCGAGCTTATCAACGCCCTCAACCGGGAACTGTTGATGAAGCTCATGGATGATCTAAATGATCCCATGAAGTGCAGCCCCGGTCTGTATACGGTTATCCGAGGGATCATTAACGATAACCGGGAAGTTTTAGATTCCATCTCCCGCAAGGAGTTGGACACTGTGGAAGAAGCTTTGAAGACCAAGGCTCCCTTCCGATTCAAGTCAGCCGCCATAGGTTGACTGGCTCCTGTCAAGGGAGTTTCGCTACCAGAGGGGCTAGGATGGCTTAAGTGTCATCCTAGCCTTTTAAGGCGGTCTGGGTAGCCCCCGGACCAAGGAAGACCTAGGATTGGCTCCTAGGGGCTAGAAAGAGGTGACCATGCAAGTACCAAAAGAAATGTTAGAGGACTTTAGGAACCATTTATGGGCGTGCTTTAAGTATTTAGGACTAGGGGAACCTACCCCTGTCCAGTATATTATTGCCCAGAGACTACAGGAGGGCCGTCAGGACTTCCAGTTACAGGCAGGCCGAGGCTTCGGTAAGTCTGTAATAGCCTCCTGCTTTGTCAGTTGGCTATTGCTAAAGAATCCCAACAGAACTATTCTGGTTACCTCAGCTACCGCAGATAGAGCTGCTAAGTTTATTTCCCAGACCCGTAATATCCTACGGTTAGTTCCCTATTGCAAGCATATGGAACCCCAAGACTTTGATAAAGACAATGCTTTTGGTTTTAATTTACATAACCGAAGTATCTTTAGTCAGGACTTGAATCTAACAGCCAGAGGTATTACAGGTCAGATTACGGGTTTACACGCTGATGATATCATTGCGGATGACCTAGAGATCCCCGAGAACTCAGATAGTCCCGCAGCCCGTGAGAAATTGTATAACAAGGTTCAGGAGTTTGAGCAGGTTCGTAATAAGATCCCTGATGGCAGGGTAATATTCCTAGGTACTCCTCAAACAAAGGATAGTATTTATATTAAATTAAAAGAAAACTATACTATTCTTAAGTTCCCCAGTGAGATGCCCGATGTTAATATACCCGATGAGTGTGAGGATGTTGATGAATACATCCTAAGCCTAGGCGTAGACGCTGGTGAACCCACACAGCCCGAGCGGTTCTCCAAGGAAGTACTCAAAAAGGTGGAAGCTAAGATTGGCCCTACCCTTTATGCTCTGAACTATAAGCTTATTACTTCTTTGGCTGACAATAAAAAGTACCCACTCAGGCTTCAGGATCTAATAGTTATGGATACTTCTCCTGACTTATTCCCTGAAAAGGTTGTTTGGGCTAATGCTGTGCCAAATAAACGAGTCAATAGTTACGGAATGAAGGACGATCTGGTTTATGAGCCTATGTGGGTATCTGACAACTTTGTTGAGTATACCCAAAGTGCTATGTTCATTGACCCCTCAGGTCGTGGTGCAGACGAAACAGCAATTTGTGTGGCATCTACGGTAAATGGTTACATTGTTATCCATGAAATCTTTGGATTACCCGGTGGCTATGACTCAGTAACCTTGGAAAAAATTGCTAAGGTTTGTCAACAATATGATATTAACCTTATAAGATACGAAAGTAACTTCGGTGATGGTATGTTTGGACAGTTACTAAGGCCAGTTATTGCAGAAATGTGTGGAGCCGTAGCTGTTGAAGAATATAGAGTAACCGGAGCAAAAGAACGGCGTATTCTTAATATCCTAGAACCAGTAATAGCCCAGCACAAACTGGTGTTTAATACTAAAGCTATCAAAGATCAAGAGACACAAAAACAAATAACAAGACTAACAGATCGTCGTGGGGCTTTGAAACACGATGACCGGATAGACTGCATTGCTGCTGCTGTGTCCTACTGGAGCGATAGCATTGGTATGAATCCTGATACTATTATTGAAAAGAACAAACAAAGAGAACATCAGGATACCGTTAAAGAATGGCTAAGTAATAAACGAGTTATGGGTTTATTAGGAGAACGAGTTAGTGGTGCTGTTTTATTTAATGGTAAGCCTATAAAAGAAAACAAGTATAAAACTATTTTCAAAAGGAATAATATATGATAACTGTTGTAACTGGCATTGGTCCCAGAGTTGGTACTTCTTTTGTTATGAACGAAGCACGGAAAGCTGGACTACCCATTGCTGGTCACAAGTTTCTTCCTGAATGGACAGTCCCTAAGCACAACCCAGAAGGTTATTGGGATTTAGATCCGTTTGAATTCATAGACATGTATTATTCAGGTCAGCTAAATAATAAAGTAGTTAAAGCGTGGGGACCACTTCTTGCCCAAATAAGTCCGGGTGCTGTTTTTGGTATAGTGCTTCTTGAAAGAAAAGACAAGAAAGCCCAGCTAGCCAGCATTAACAAAGTAATGCAGGATGAAAAGCACACAGAAAAAGGCAAAGAGTTTTCTCACTATACAGCCGAACAAATTCTAGAGGAACATATAAACGCCATTAACATGGTTAAAATTAACACAGTCCTCAAAGTTTATACAGAAGATTTAAACACAGAAATAGATAAAGTAATTAAATTTCTAGAAAGAGGATTTACATGCCAGTATTCATAATGGGTGGTCTTGCTCTTGCTAGCGGTGTCATGGGTGCTATTGGTCAGTCAGGCCAAGCTAAAGCTCAGGCAATGGCTCAGCAAATGCAGCAGGATCAGGCTAACTTTCAAAATCAACTTAAAGTAGACTCAGACAATAGAGCGATCTTACGCCAGCGTCTGGGTCAAGAAATGACAAATCTTTCCATCGCTAAGTCCGCAGGTAAGCAGATGGGTTTACAGCAGTTTTATGCAAGGGAGGCTTTGAACAATGCCCGTAGTCAACTGTCTAAAAACACTCAAGAAGTTAATGCTCAGTTCATGTCAGCTTTATCTTCTAGAGGCATTTCCGCAAAGTCAGGAACAGCTAGAGCGTTACTGCGCCAGAATATCGAAGCAACTGAAGCGAACTCGCTTGCACTACGACTCAACGGCCAAAGACAAATGAAGGATATTGAAACCAATTTCCAAAATGCTTTGGCACAGCGGCGCAATGATTACATAGAATCACAGGCATTTATTCCAACAACTGGTGGTATTGTAGACGCTAGTAGTTCTGCATTAACTAATGGTTTAATCCAAGCTGGTCTTGGCACTGCTAGTGCTGGTTTTAGCGCTGGGTTCCAATATGGCGGTAAGGATAGTGTTGGTTTCGGAAGTGGCGGCTGGAAATTCTTTGGAGGATAAAATGGATAATATGTTATCCCAATTACAAAAGATTGCTGTTGAAAAAGTGGGAACAAACAATACTTTTGACACAAGCAGTAAAATAACCAGTGAACAAGAAACAAATAGCCTTAATGAAATCTTTGATATAGCTAAAGAAATGTATCCACAAGATTTTAAAAAAGCTTCTGAATATGTTTTAAAAACAGTGCAACCAAACAAAATGAGTACTAATGGTATTAAAAACTATTGGACAATGTTTGATACAAAATTTCCAGATTATGCTGATAGTATTAAAACTCAAATCTTAACAAGTATTAATCAAAACCTAGACAGTAAAACCAATGATTCTGAAAAAGAATTTTACTTGCGAGATATTATTACCACGCTACCTAGTTGGGCAGCTGATAACTTTTATCCAAAACTAGCACAAGTTTCTATGAATGTTGCTAATTCTAATATGTCTAAAGCTACTCAACTCTATAAATCAGAGCTTGATAAAAGAATGGATTCAATTAGATATTCTAATTTAGATCCAGAAGTAGCTAACTCAGTGCATGTAGATGATATTCTAAAACTAGAAACCCTTAACATGCTAAACTCAGCTAGGGTTGTAAATGGAAGAGTTGCTGTAATAACTGAAGATGGTACAATTGTTTTAGCAAACGAACTTAAAGACCGTACTGAAGTA